AAGAATAAACTAAATAAGCTGGATCTACGTAATCAACAACAATACCGTTTGCGGTATTAAAACTAGTTTTAACACAAGATATACCTAGCACGGTTAAATCATATGCTAATCTTTTCCTTGTTTCATCGTATTTATTTTGATTCAACACAGTTTTAATAACCTCTTCCTCTGCTATTTCTACACTTTGCTTGTAGCTTAATTGCATGAACAAGTCTAACTCTTCTTTGTTGTCTGGAAGTTTATCTGGTTCTGCAGAAGAATATAAGTTTTGTCCAAACTCAGCGTTTATCTGATCTAAATAAACTTTATTCTCTATATCTCTTAACGCGTTAAAGGCGTAGTTTGTTCTTTGTTTTAAAGCAAAAGGATCAGTAGCCATAGCTTTTACCTGATAACCTTTTTGCGTCATACCATTAACTACTATATCTACAAACTTAGATATAACAGGCACTGGCTTCCAGTCTAAGTTAAGATAAGATAAGTCACCATTAATAGCTAACTCATCTTTGTATTTTTGTATAGACTGCTCACCTCTAGCATATAATCTTAACTGATGAAAGTTATTATAATTAGTTTGATACCTGTTAGCATTAGTTCTTCCTTGATCAAACCACTCCTGTTCAATGGCTCTAGCCACTTGAATACCATACTCTAACGATGCTTTTTCTGCATCACTAACCACTTGGCTTGGAAAAGAACTATTGGTATTTGTGTATATATTCATTTATAGTATAATTTTTGAGGTACTACCATCATTATTGTATCTTTTAAAACCTAGATCAACAGGCTTTCTTTCTATTCTATTAACAGGTACATACCTGTGTTTATTGCAAGCCATTAAAGCTAAACCAGAACTAATAGAGGCATCGTGACTCGTTCTATTGTTAATATTAAATCTAGCCCAATCTTCTAATGTTCTTTGGAAATACATATCTCCATAACCAGTGTCTGATAAACCAACAAACTGCTCAACATATGTTTCTATAGCTGCAGCGTGCGCTTGTTTAATATCTTCACTTGAGTTAGGTATTCCACCTATTTCTCTTTCTGTAACCGATAGTTTATTCCAAACTTTATCTGGTCTATTCATTGAGAAACCTCTATAACCTCTTCTTTTGAAATGATATAAGAGTCTCGGTTTGTTGTTCTCAGCTAATATTGGCATACCATAAAATACGCAAGCCATTAAAACATCTTCAAAAAATATCTCAGCTGTTTGTGGTCTAGCTATATATTCTAAGAAAAAATGATTTGGTGGTACATCTTCCATTGAAAACTTAGTTAATCCGTGTAAAGATCCATTAGAACCTCTTTGATCAACTGTACCAGATATATCGTAACTATCACATCCAAAAGCACCACAGTGCTCGTTTCCAGGATATTTAGTGCCATTCTTTATTATTACTCGGTTTTGCAGATCTTTAGGTGGAACCCAAGTTATTTTGAACCTACCGTCTTTATTAGGGTTAAAAACAACCCTAGTATCAGGCATACCGTTCTCCCAAGCAAAACTTCCCGTAGTTACAACAGATGTGTTTCTTAAATCTTCATTATAATCAATCTGCTGGTATATTTTAGTTAAATTAAATAATGATTCTTTAGCCTCATCCCTAAAAGCGTGTTGCTCTGTTCTTGGGAATTGTCTATACATTTCATTTAATCCGTCTTGATCGTTTTTTAAACCATCAACTTCATTTTGCCAATGTTCTATTACACCATACTCTATTAACGACCCATCGGCCGCTTTAACGGGTTTTTCTGGAGTATCGAATACAGGTATTCCATAAGTATCAATGAATCCTTCGTAGTTCCATTCCATAGGTATGAACAGAGAATATAATCCTGAACTAGTCTGTCCATTGCGGTTTCTCTTGGTAACATCGGAGTCATAATATAATTTTTTAAAATTCTCTCCACCTTTAGCTAAAGCATTAGAAGTAGATCCCATCATACATTTACCTATGATTCTACTACCTAACCTTAATGTTGTTTTTGTTACCCTCCAGTTGTTTAATATGTTATCTGGTCTCTCCCATTTACCACTTTCATCGTGAACTAATAATTTTAGTTTTTCACCGTCATACGAGTTGTCTCCTGTGTTTTTCCAGTCGATCGTGGTGTCAAGCCCTTGTAAGTCGTTTTTGGCTGTGGAAACCTTATCGACGGACTTTCTGGTAATCTTAGACGCGGGTACGCGATAGGCGAGCTCGGTCTTCGGTCTATCCATTCCGTCCTGAATTGGTTTGAAGAAGAAAGGATAGTTGATTGATATAGGTACCACCTTATCTGTAAACATTTTCTTAGCATCTGCTCCTGATTTAGATAAGATCCCGAATCTCGCATCAGAAGATATTGTTGCCATATTAACTGCTGTTCCGCTGGCCATGAAGCTAAAACCGGACCTCCTATTCTTAAGGTAGCACATTCCGAAACATCTGTTATCCGCTTGGCAAGATTCCCAGAATATAAAGAATAATCTGTTTGCTTCCCTAAAATCTGCTCTCCCAACATCAATCTTGGTCCACTGCAAGTACATGTAGTGATTACCAGTAATGTAAGTAGGAACACCTTTGTTGTAAAACGAAAAACCTTTTTCCCTGTATTCAAACTCTTGATCGATATACTCATACCATTTGTTTTTAAAGTGATCAGGGTAAGTGTCCCACTCAAATATTGTTTTAATCTTTGACAATTCTTTTGGAATGTCATGAGCTTCCCAATACTGATCTAGTTTGTTTTCTGATCTTGAATAAGCATTCTCTATAAAAGGTAATGCTATTTTTAATCCTTGTATTTCGTATATTTCTCCAATTTTACCAGTCTTACTTATAACAACTACATCATGTTCTTTGTTATAACCATACTCCCACTTTTTATATCTATTTTGGGTTTTTATAGTTTTAGACTTGATATGATCAGGTAATATCTTATATAACGTTTGTTCGTACATTACTTAGATCTACCTTCAGCGAAACCTCTGAAATTTTTTTGAGGTGAATCTGCTGATTCATCATTTAACATTTGTTCTTCTTGTTCAATACGTGTTAGTATTTCAAAAGCATCAAATATCGCTAATTTTTTAGTAGCTGCAGCGTTTTTTAATCTATCAGCTGATATGTCATCATCTGAATCAACAATTTTTTCTCTAGCTACTTTTATTAATTCCTCAACTGCTTTTTGCCCAGCTAGGATTATTTTCTTCTTCGTTTCCTTGGTATTCATATTTAATTACAATATCATTAGATTTCATACAATACAATTTCTTATCGTCAACCACAAATTCAAACTCACTTCCAGGAGTGTAACCAATAAGGTCTCCAGGATTGATTTCTAGCGCTTGTAAGGAACTATTACCGTATTTAAGTATACCAATAAGCTTTTGCTCTTTTTCAAGAGAGAAGCTGTCTTTATTTTTAATTGGAACAACAAAGCATCTATCATTAAAAGTTTTCCATTTTTTTGGTTGTCCGTATAAATATATTTGATCTGGTGCAACAAAGTATAATCCATCAATAAACATTGATCTACTATCTTTTTGATTACCTCTCATGTCGTAAAACCTTCTAAATACGTTATGGTGTATTAAAACAATATCACCAACACTTATACCTGTTTCATAAGCTAAAGGTGTTGCCACTACTTCAGCATAATTATTTACAGATTTAAAACTCTCTATAGAAGAGTTTGTAATCAAGGTTTTATCTCCAACTTTTTTTTCGTTGTCATAGCGCTTGCCAACTGGCTTCACAATGAAGTCGTAAATACTTCTCATTAGTACTCGAGATCGTATTCAATAGATACTGCCATGTTAGAATTAAATTTCTTCCATGGCATTACCTCGTTATTCTTCTTTATGTGAATGTTATAAGAACTATCTTTTTCATCGAATAAGATATACGCTATTTCATGACCACCATAAACAGATTGACCAACAGCGTAGTGCATCGCATCGTTTTTGTAATCAGAACCAATGCTTATTTTTCTTATAACAGAAGCCATTACTCTTCTTCTTTAACAATTTCAGTATACGTACCAGTCTCTATGTCAATAGTGATAGCACCATACTCTTTCTCAAGTTCAGCTTTAAATTCTTCTATAGAATTATTTAGCTCTGCTTGTTTATGTAGTAATCCATGTTTTTGAACTTCTACAAACCCAATATCTTTTAAAATATTAGTTAAGTCTTTTTGCTGTTCTTGAATTTTAGCTAATTGTTCTTTTGTAATTTCTTGTACTTTTTTCATTTGATTTAATTTAATTTAATTGTTATTTATTTTCTTTGATTGCAGAGCCAAAATAGTAACCAAAAATACTTAAGGCAACACCTTCAACTATACCAATCAAATGTATGAAAATTTCTTTATTTGACTCTGGTACTTGTGTAGTAACTACAGTGTAAACTAAAAAAGCAAAAGCAGATAATCCAACTATACCAGTTAAATTAAACATCCAGTCTGTTCCGTACTTTCTTAAATTTACTTCTCTTTTTCTTGCTGAATCTCTATCTTCTACTTCTAATCTATAAAGTTCAACTAATCTATCGTGTGCTTCTGCTTTTTGATCATCACTTAGATCAGGATCTTTATTTATTAGATTTTTAACTACACCTAAAAGACCTTTGTCTGGAAGAGCGTCTCCTACTACATCTATAATAGTAGAGCCAGCGCCAAGTAAAAATTTACCTAACCCTGTCTCTTTAAAAGGTTTTTTTTCTTTAGGCATTTTATTTTGTTTCAACAGTCTGAACGCTTGCTGTTCTTGTTTTAGCGTATTTTTTACCCTTAGGACCTAGTTTTTCTTCTTTAGTCAAAGCCACATCTCCAAAAGTTCTTTGACTAGGCATTTCGAAAACTTTTATACCCTTAGAAATATCACTACTAGGTAAGGGATGCCCAGCTGGTCTTGTTACTTTTTTAGCTGTAATTTCAACTTCCATATTAGGTGTACCAGTAGACATAGACTCCTCTTCAGTCATTCTTTTTGCCTTTCCTTTTTCATTAAAAGGACTTGAGTATTTCATTTTAAATGGCATAGTTTTTTTGTTTAAGATTTGTTATAAGCTTCTTTTTCCCAAGGAAGATTTTTAGCGCCTTCTTCCATTTGTGCCCTTGAATATTTTTTACCTTTCCAAAACACTGCACTATCATTGTAATCTAAATCACCTCTTTTCATTTGATCTAAATGAATTTTCTCGTGATTAATTACATCTTGCTTTTGTTTTTCGTCAGTAATATTTTTGTTTATAAGTATACTACCATTTCTATCGGCTTTACCCAATACTTCGTTACCTAAGTCTACATTGTATATAGGTGTATTGTCGATGTAATATGGTGGATTACTTAGTTTGAACGCCATTATAAGGGAACATATTGTTTAAAGCTTCTTTTCTTTTTTGGCAACCACAAGGGATATTAAGACCCTCTGATACTTTATCAACTACTGTTTTAATACCAGTAGCTGTAGTTATCTTTTCTATAGTGTCACCTAAACCTTTGGACTGCATTGTGTTTATTTTTTATTTTTTTTAGAAATTCTTTTTTCTATTCTAGCTGCTCTTTTATTTAGTCTATCGTATTTAGCTCTTGCTGCTTTACCTTCCATTTGACCTCTTGAACCAGCGTTGTAATCAGATTTAACTTTAGCAGCTTTGTTTTTAGTTTTAGCTAATCTAGTTTCTTTTCTACTTTTTGGTGCTTCAGTAGATTTAGTAACTTTAGTAGATTTTTCAGTTTTGGTTGTTTGTTTTCCTGAATTTAAAAATTTAGCTTCATACCCTTTTACAGCTACCCCTGGTTCTCTCGTTGTTTTTGCATTAGATGTTTCATTTGCTTTTG